TCCACCGGGGCAAGCCTTGAGCGAGGACACCGAGATGATTCAGGTGTTCGACAAAGTGATGCTGTTCCGTGATGGGAAACAGGCGCTTGAGTGGTATCCCCACGGTAGACCAATCCAGTCCGCGTCTCAGACGGGAACCACCGTGACGATGACCGTGAAGGAACACGGGTTGGTGGTGGGGCAGTCCATTGTAGTTGCGGATTTGACTGGTGGGACTCCCGCAAATGGCCCGTTTACGGTTTTGGCTGTTTCTGATCAGGATACCTTCACCTACACTTTCGGCACAAGCCAGACAGTGCCTTCCTTTGGAGTGACTTCGGCTACCCTTTCCGATGGGTTCACCCTTTCCCCTGGTGGGGCATACACCCAGCCTCAGACGTTTGGGGTTACCTCCAACTATATCAGCGTGACTGGTGGGTTGGTTACGGTTAATTATAGTAGTCTTGGGAACACCACCGTCCGGGCTGGAGACATGATCGTCGTGAGGGAGAGTGCTATCCCAGAGTTATCCACAATGGTTGGGAAGGAGTATTACGTTGTTGAGGCGACGACAACGACAATCAAGTGGTATGCGCCAGTGGGGGATCTTGCTTCCGGTGGCTCACACGCTTTTGAGTTTGGAGGACGTTTCAGCGTTGGTGGAGGGTTCATGCACCAACCCGGTGCGCCGTGGGGGACGTATTTCCAGCGCAGGTTGTGGGTTCCGTTTCTTTACAGCCAGTCCGGGGCATACAATAACGCGACCTACACCCCCCGGAAGATCACCGACGAGATTGCCGCGTCCGACATCCTCGATACAACGACCTACGACCAGATTGCCAACCAGTTCCGAATCAGCGGTGGAACGGCGGATTTTGTTGTCGGGATGCACGGTTTCTACGATGACAAACTCATTGTGTTCAACCGGAACAGTTTGCACTTGGTTTCAGGCACTCAGGGCAGTCTGAACGACACCAAGGTGACGGAATTGACCTCCGAAGTGGGTTGTCTGGCGCGGAACACGATTGTTTCCCGTGGGAATCTGATCATGTTCTTGTCCGACGATGGTGTTTATGGTGTCGAGTTCATGGATGAATACAACCTCCGTGGTGCTGATGAACCTATTTCCAAAAACATCCAGCCATACATTGACCGGATTAACAAGGATCTGGCCGACAAGTCCGTGGGTGTGCTGTTCAACAACAGGTATTACCTTGCCGTGCCTTTGGATTCCGCACCCGGGGTAGGAGATGCCACCGGGAACAACTCCATCCTCATTTTCAATTTTCTCAATAAAGGGTGGGAGTCCCTTGATACGTTTGGAGACTCTAGATTCCTGATCAAGAACTTTGTGATTGGAACCGCAGGGGTGCGGAACAACATCTATGCCGTGACCGCAAACGGTGGATTGCACCAGATGGAATCCGACGACAGTTCTGTTGACCGTCTCAATGTCTCCAACGTGGAGGCAGAACTCGTCACCCCGACGATCAACGCATGTTTGACGACCAGAGGCTACGACATGGGCAGTCTGGAGCGCAAGAGGTTCACAGATGCCCAAGTGATGATGCAGAACCTGGCGGGAGAGACCGGGGAATATTCCATTTCCTTTGCGGCGGAAGATCCCGACAAGGCTGTGACACTTGGGACAACAACAAGATTCCTTGGTGGCACTGTTTTAGCTCCAAGCACGGCTGGAGAGGCTGAGACTGCCTCCATCCGTTGCAGGGTTGGCGGAATCCGGGGTTACACCGGAACTTTGATATTGAACAGGACGCAAGGATCACCTAAGATCAATTCGGTGAAACTCTCAGCGTCCATCACAAATCGACAAATCACCTCACTCAAATAATTTATGCCAGACGGAGCGGTCAACACCACTTACGAATTTACTGCGACTGATGTTATTACTAGCACGAAGCTGAATAACGTCCTCGACCAGTCATTTATGACCACAACTGCCATTGTTGGCGGGACTCTTGAAGTTGCTTCAGGCAAACTGAAGGTTGCGTCACAGGGTATTACGTCAAATGAGTTGGGGAATGGTTCCGTTAAAACCATTGCGATTGAAAATGGAGCGGTGACAACCGCGAAGATTGCCGATTCCACCGGAGCATCTGACGGAGTTACGACAGCAAAGCTGGCTACTGGTTCAGTGACCACCACAAAAATAGCGGACGCAAACATTACCGCAGCCAAGCTAGATGGCGCACAAACCGGGTCGGCCCCGATTTACGGTGTGCGTGCTTATGCAAGTTTTGATGGGACGGCTACGACCCCAATTACCCCTATTTCAAGTGGCAATATTTCATCTATTGTAAGAAATTCAATAGGGAATTACACAATCACGCTTGTAACACCAATGAGCAGTTCTAATTACTGCGTTGTTGCAAATGCAACCCACAATACGGGAGATACATATGGAACTAATTGCTGGGTAACTATTACAAATTCAAGCGTTTTCGTTATTAGCACAGGTAAAATAACCGGTGGTGGTGTTACTTATAATTCCAATCTCATAAGTTTTGTCGTCATGCAATGAACCAACACCTTACCAAAGCAAATGAAATTTACGAATCAAACGGAATCGACTTCCAGAAGCTGCTCTCATGGCACTTGTGCTTCGGGTTGGTCGTCTGTGATCCGTATGGCTTTGCAATGTGCTTTTTCTCCAACTCTGAAGAACCGGACAAACCCTGTGAAATTCACCATTCAGACACTCTTTTTGTCACCATGCTCTCTGGTGATATGCGGAGAACTCTTGGAAGATACACCGACGAGTTCCAATTCCTCGCGTTCCAGCGTGATTTCCAAAACTCACCCAGAATCCGTGTCTATGACATGGACAAATTCCTCTCTAAACTAAAGTAGCCAAAGTCATGGGTAGTAAACCTAAAAAAATCAAAGTGCCTGAAGTTACTCAGCAAACTTATGCCCAAGATATGGGCAAGTTTATTGGAGCTACGGGGCAAGTCTTGCCTCAAGTTTTGACGACCGAGCAACGGTTTAGACCGGAACTCCAAAAACTTAATCTTCAAGATGTTCAAAACATGATGTTTGGAGTTGGTGGGCAAGAGGGCGTTTTCGGACTGAGCCGACTCGCATCCCAACAAGCTCAAGAGCAACTTACGGCATCAAGGCAGGCTGAACTTGGCGGCATGGCACAGCAATCACCGCTTGCCCGTGGTGTGATGCAGGCACTGTCACCAGAACAGGCTGCGGCTGTCCAAGCGGCATCGCAGGAGGCTGAACGTGCTAGGGCATCCGCTTATGGAGTGACCCCGCAAGAGCAGCGCATGTATGAACAAACCGCCCGTGAGGGGTTCCAGGCCGCTGGCAGGCTTGGTGGTAATGCCGCTGTCGCATCTGAGATTATGGGACGCGAGGACGTTCTTGCCCGCAAACGTGCTGAGGCTTCACAAGCTGGCATGAATGCCTACAACATGGCGCAGGGCTTCTACTCGCAGCCGGGATTGCAGCTTCTTAGCGCACAGCCATTGTCTTACCAGACAGGTCAGCAGACGCTTGGCATTGGACTTGGCGCGATTGGTCGAGGAACACCACAACTGATCAACCCTGACACCGGATTAAACCTTGGTGCGGCTGAAAGACAGAACCAACTTCAAGCTCAAATGGCGAATGCACAGGCAAAAGCCGCGCATAGTGCGGGGATGATGGGGATGATTGGAAGCATTGGTGGGGCAGTTCTTGCAGCCCCATTGACAGGCGGTGGTTCACTTGCTGGACTTGGATTAGGCGCGCTTGGATTTAAAGGAAAATAAACTTATGGCACTACTAGGATCAACCGTAGACCCGCGACTCTTCATCCAAGACTATTCTGGCTTCGTCGATGCGGCGAAGATGCAGGCACAGGGGGTGATGGGACTTGGGCAGTCCATTGGACAAGGTATTGAGAAATACCAAGAAGCTAAGAAAGAGCGCCAAAAATTGGATGCTAGCAGGAAGTCTGCAATCACAAACATTGAGAGCGCGGTCAAGATGGGGGAGTCGTTTGGAATCCCACTCGGGTCAACTCTCCAACCTGTGCTGGACAAGCTGAACGACCCCAACACCACGCCATACGAAGCTGCAATGATCGGGCAGAGCGCCAGCGATCAGATTGGCAATGTGCTTAAGCTCGGGATGCTCCAAGCGGAATTGCAATCACAATCTCAAAGATCGCAATTTGCGGCAGCAGCCGACATTCGCAAAGCTGAACTTGAGGCGGAAAAAGAAGCTGGGAAATTTAAGGTTTTGGATATAACCACGCCAGACAGGGGGACGGTCAAGGCTCGTTTTTACAATAACGGAAGAGTAACTGATATATACGGGAACCCACTTCCGGGATCAGCAGGCCGGGCAGCATCAATAGAATCGGCAGGTTTGGATGCAGATGGACTTGGACCTCCGCCAACAGACCCTGACGAGGGGCTTGCTCTTCCGCAAGGAGAAGGCGAAATGCCTGATAGTGGAGTGCTTCCACCAAAACAGGGATCAGACTTGTGGGATAGCAGTGGGAAGGTTATTACTCCCTCAATAGCACCACAAGTTCCTACCGGCGCGGCAGCCGGAATTGAAGCGGCAATTCCCCCTGTTGGCGCTCCAAGACCACAGGCGGTAGCCGGAATTGAATCAGCTTTGCAAGCATCTGCTCCACAAGCCGCATCTCCGTGGGCTAATGTCCCTGGGTATGCTCCACCAAAGAGTCAACCAAGCGTCAAGGTGGTTGGTGGCAAGGAAGCTCGCAAACTTGGGTTTGATGTCCCAGAAAGGGGGACATACAAGATTACATATGGTGAAACAGGGCAGGCGAGTGATATTGTGTCGGTTGATGCCCAAAATCCCCCAGTGGAGATCGTGACAGGCAAAGCGGCTGAGGCGCTAAATCTCAATCCACTGGGAACTTACGAAATAACCAAAGATGGCGATAAAATCACAGACATAAATACTATTACCTCACCTCCAACGGGCGAGCAAATAGAGAAGAAAAAAGAGTCTGAACGTGAAGTTGAGAAAGCAGCCAGAGCAAAAGAAATCGCGCTAAAAACTATTGATGAGTTTGTTGACCCCAAAACAGGGAAGGCAACTGAAAAACTTGACAGCGCGGTTGGATATGCAGAAGAAGCGGCAACTTTTGTGGCTGGACTCGCTCCAATTCTGGGCACTCAATCTGGAGAATCACGTTCAAACCAGCAACGCTTAAACAGGCTTGTTGAATCAGGTATTCTTGACGCTGCAAGTTTGCTGAAGCCAGTTAGCAACACTGACTTGGCAGTGTTGATCAAGAACCGACCCCAAATTACATCACCAACTGTGGTGTGGGAGCAGTATTTCAAGGAACTCAAGAAGATCTTGGGTGATCCTAATAATTACATTGATTCCACGGACGCTACTGGAACCACAAGCAACCCCACGCAGACTCAGCCGGTTGATGCTGGCACTCGCCTTAGAGCAAAAGATAAGAATAAGCAATAATGGCTACAAGCAAAGACCCTGAAATCCCCAAACTTGAGCTGGAGTTGTTTAACGATGTTTCCAGCTCTATGCAGGCAAACATCGAAAAGGCAAGACAAGCATCCCTGCCTCCAAACTGGCGCGAACTTGACTTAAATGACCCACGTTTGTCTGCGCCTGCATTCCAGGTGCCAGACTTTACTACGTTGGAAGGGATGAAGGTTCGTGGGCTTTTGGATGAAAATGGCAACGCAACCAAGCTGGGTGAGGATTACATTCTCCTTGAGGACCATGGGATGTTGATGGATGGAAACCCCACGGAAAAAGCCGAGGCATTCACCACTCCGCTTGATGATATTGTAAGCGGGGCGAAATTTGACCTTCTGAGAACTCAGGTTGACTACACAGCCCCGGAAAGCCAAAAGGCCAAGCGTTTATTCCAAATCAGGCGCGATAGCGGAATTGACGAGCCAGATGTGGAAACATCGTTTGTTGATGATGTGTTCAATGTCCTAAAGGGCGTAAACCAAATGCGTATTGCAGTTGGGACTGCGCTTGGTGGGAAAGGGTTGGGGATGATGGATGACTCGGGTGTCAGCTCGGAGGAGCAAGCAGCCGCTGCTATGTCTATTGCTCAGGGGTTTAAAAACACCCCTCTGGAAACCCTGGGTGCGATTGGGGCATTTGTTCAAAGGAACATCACTGGACGAATGGCAGAACTTACAGGGACACCAAAAGAAGAAGTTGAAAACAAGGGACTTGAAATTGATCTAACTAACGCCCGCAGAAAACTGGAGAACCGAGAGGCTTCTGCGGCAAATGTGATTGATGCCGTTACCGAGACTACGGCTGCCGCGCAGACCTACCAAGCTGCCCGTGAAAACTTCAAGGCTAAAGGTGGGACCGAAGAAGAGTTTGAACAAATTCAATCTGCTGCGGAGGGGGTCGGTGGAATGGTTTCTGATCCATTGAACCCGGCACTCGGTCTGGTTGTAAGGGCGACAAAAACAATCCCCAATATCATCAACGCGGCAAAAACCGCTAATTCTTTTGAAAAATCTGCTGTTGCCTCCTCGACGCTTGAGCGGATCGCCGCAAAATCTGGTGAGTTGACCCAAAGGGGCAAGTTGCTTGAAGGCGAAATAATTGCAGCACAAAAACAAGCGCAGGATTTGCTGACTGTTGGCAAAGCTAGCGAGGCAAGAGCTTTATTGGGACAAGCACAAGCCAAATCTGCGGAAGTGCAGGATATTTCATCAAGACTAGCCAAGCTGGATGAAGGATTCAAGGTCAATCAGGGGGTATTGCAGGCTCATCAAGCTAGAGTTGATGAAATAATGACCAGCCCCTCATTTAGGAGAGTTGCTGGCAGCAATGTGGTCAAGTCCGTTTCCGATGTCACTGACAAACTTGGAGACGCAACCGGATGGGCTGCCCGTGGGATTAAAAAGATTGAATACAAATTGGGGTTCAGCAAGATTCCGTGGTTGATTAAAGCGGCTGCTGGTGTTCCATATGCCAAAGTTGCGGGAACATACTATTCTGGCCGAGCTGGATTGATTTACGGTGCGCCATTGCTCAAGAAAATGGCCCAGTTTGGAGCGACCGTC